GCCTCAAATGCGCGACCTCTATGTAATTGCACACCTGTTTGCTTTCCAGTTCCAATCTTGCCTGGAGTTAAAGAAGTGCTATCAGATAGAACCTCTTGATCTCCTGCCAAGTTTGCAGACCAGAAAGGAATATTAACGAAGTCACCGCCCTCAGTTCCGTTCAATTGTGGCATCTGAGCAACGACCCCAGATTGCAAGAAGCGATCTAGGTTTGTAGTTGCCTCGACGACATAGGGGACGAAAATTTCAGGGATGATGACATCTGAGCGTAAAGTCGCCACAGATTTCCTCCTAAAAGTTCAGTATTAAAGTTTTGGGCGCAGCCCTTAACCGTAGAGGCGCAGCCAACTACAAGCTATTAATCATTATATTAACGCCCCGCCGCAGTTTTCAACTGATCATATAAAGTTCGATCTCTTAAATACAATCTGCCTTGCTCCGTCAAGTTAAAAGTTTCAGGTAAGAAAGGGTTCACAGTACCCGCCGGAACTCCCCCTCCGCTACCTCTCGATGAGGGTGCGCCACTACCTTGTGGTTTTGGTTGTTTTAATACAAAATCAGCCAACTTTGCTTTTGCTGCCTCGGCTATCGGCTTTCGTTCATAGCCATCAACATAAACAACCGTTCCATCTGGGTCTACTTCAATACGATCACGGCCTAATTTTTCCAAGGCGTAATCAGTATCATGAACAACTTCACCTAAAGCTCGAAGAGCAGGAGCGACAAGTTCCAATTCTTTGATTTTATTTTCTAGCTCGGCAATACGAGCGTCTTTGTCTTTTGTTGCCTTACGAAATTGATCCTCTAATTTCGTTCGGGCTTCAGTGTATTGCCCTTTAGCTTCTAACTCAGATTGTTCAGCCTTTCGCTTAAATTCAATCAAAGATTCAACGTCAGTACCTTCACCAGCAGAAGATAATGACTTCTCAATTTTTTGATACCTTTTTTTTTCCTCCAATAGTTCCTTGTTCTTTCGATCTGTTGCAGCAATCCGGTTCTTTAGTTCTGCAATTTCTTCGTTGGTGTCAAGAGGCGCAACCTCTTGAGTTTGATTTTCGTCCATAGATAACCCGCAGGGTCATAATTAACCTAAGATAGCATCAAATCACATGGAACAACCCCCATGATTACCCCAATTATTCAAGAAGAAGGCTTCACCGTTCGTCAATTAAGAGATTTATTATCAAAAGTTCCAGATGTTGACGGTGAAGGAAACGAAACAATGGTTTACGTTGCCACCGGAAACTCAATGGCTGACGTTATCACAATCGGCAAAGCCGACTCTGAAGACGACATTTTGCTAGTGCCTAGCTTCTGGGCTGATGTTATGGAAGACCTTGAAACGCTAGACGATTTTATTGCTGACGATTAACGCTTTTTCCTTTTAAATTTAACAACCTTACTTTTAGGCTGCTTGCCTTTCTTTTGATAAGGGTTCTTCCAACCTTTGTTGTAGGAGACAGGGTTCTTTTTCATCTTGTCAATCAACGAAAAAGTCTCCCTAATATCAACCCTGTTTTTAGCTATATCCTGTTTAATCCATTTTGTCTTTCTCTTTATGCTCTTAATCTCTCCTTTAATGCTACCTACCGTTTTTTTTTGCGCTTAAATCCAACGATCTTATTACTAGCTAAACTCTTCGTTTTCTTAGGGATCTTCTTTTCTAAATCTTTCAAGCTACTTGCCGCCTTCCTCTTGTTTGTAAATTTATTCGTCAACCGTGTCACTTGACCTTGCTTCCTTTTAGAAGAATGGCCCATCTGGGACTGTTGATATAAAGAACTACCCCGCTTTGACTTTCTTAACTCACTTGTTGCCTTCTTGTATTTTTGTTTTGCTCCAGAGCCTTTTGATGCCTTACTTAATTTACCTTGGCGGGAATATTTACCCGTCCCGCTAAACGCCTTAGGTGCTTCTACTTTTTTTTTTCCTGCGCGAGCTTTTGCGTTTTTAGCTTTTGTCTTCGCAATAACCCTATCTCTTGCTCTACTTGCTGCCTTGTTTGGCCCGTCATAAGCCATCTTGCCTTTTGCTGTCCGTGGTACTTTCTTAGCAAGATCAGCCGCCCTCCTTTTTGCCTTGCTGCCTTTACCTGTAAAGGACTGCTTAGGCGAAGCCTTCATCTGTTGCTTAAGAGTTTCGCCTCCAGGTAACCGCCCTTTAGGAGTCCTGCCCTTAGTCTTTTTACCGAGCATTGACTGGGTTTGCCTATATCCGATACCTGCTCGCTTCTGCGCTGCTGTTCCTTTTCCTTTAGTTGCTCCGCCTCTTTCACGCTTTAATTCAGTAAAACGCTTTTTCGCTTCCTGTCCTTTCTTCGATAATCCATAGCCTTTTCCTTCCGTTGCGCCTTTCCTCATTGACTTCTTCAGTTTCGTAAACTTACCCTTCGCCGCCGCGCCTTTCCTTGCCTCTTTTGTTCCTCTGTCTATCTGACTAAATCTTTCGGCTGTCTTCGCTACTGTTTTTGCCTTCTTATAACGCTGCTTAGCTGTTCCTTGAGCTTTCTTGGCCGCAGTTACTTTCTTAGCGGCGGCTGCTTTCTTGGTCGCGGGCCTCTTCTTCACTCCCTTAAATTCACTTCCTCTTAACTCCTTGTTAGCGAATTTCTTCTTATCGATCTTTGATCTAATCTTTTGAGCTTTTGTTTGCGATCCTGCTCTTGGTGCTTTTGTCGTCCCTGGGGTTTCCCTCCAACCCCTGACATAAGCTTTTTTACCAGTTTGTTTCTTGATAACTCGCTTTTGATTTTGCGCTGTAACTTCTTTTCTTGCATCGCCCCTTCTATCTGCCCTCTTTGCGGCTTTCCATTCTGCTTTCGCTGCCCGTCCCTTCGTTGTCTTTGATTTAAACTTTGCCTTGGTAGCGGCTGTTCTTTGCGACGATAAAGTTTTCTTTAACCCAGATTTTGCTGTCCTTTTATTCGTTAATTTATTAGTAACGCGAGTCAACCCTGATTTTGCTCCGCCAATCTGTTTTCTATGGCCTGCTGATCCCTTGCTTGTATTAATACCAATACCGCTTTGCTTCTTTCTTAACTTGCTAGATGCTGCCTTGTAAGTCTCTCGCGCTTTTAAATTCTTAGCCGACTTGCCCATCTTGCCGCCTTTTCCCCTACTACCTCCGCCCTTCGGAGCAAAACGGCCTAATTTATCTCTGACATACCGACGGGCCATGATACAAAATTATCACTCCCGATAGTTTACCCGTAACGGTTAACTTTCGCTAGTTTCCTTTGCAACAGGTTTTTCTTCTTTCTTTGCTTCTACCTTTTCAACAGGCTTGCCATGTGCCTCTGCAATCCGCTGGATAATAGTCTTAGCCATGAAAAAGTGATAACTTCTTCTATCCTAAAACAAAATATTTATTTTAACTAAACCCAATACTTATTTATTAAGTTCAGATCATCTTTTGTTTCAGCCGACGCATATAAAACCTCGACCAATTCTCCCACCTTGTCCCTGTCAGAACCCTTTGCCTCTTTGAATAAAGACAGCAAAAGCTTAGGAGCCTCCCTTGACTTCGGGAAACTACCTGCAACTTTTAAAGCTCTTTTCACTACTTCCATGTTTCAACCTCCTTTAAAGAAGATGACAAGGTGTCTTCAACCCATTTGTAGGCAGAAGGAGAAGCTTTCTTCAACTCTACAGGAGCGAAGATATATTGCACAAAAGTTTCAGCAAAACGCTCTGCTGAATTAGAACTTCCATATTGGCTTGGAGTCCAATCGTAAGAACCTAAGGTCGGCTTGCCGCTTTCGTAGTGAACTTGATGGCCCATCTCATGCACATAAGTTTTCAACCAATGTGATTCTCCTTTATACATCCCCTCACCATTCGCTGACCAATAAAGATCTTTACCCGTCTTCGCTCTTTTTATTGCATCTTTTACATCTTCTCTCATTTGCTTAAGGCTTGTAATTGGCCTCATGTCTGCTTTTCTTTTAATCACAATATGATTAGCACCAGGGAAAGTAAAACCATTCATTCTTGATCGACCCTTACCTTGTGCCGTAAAATAACCCTTTACATCTCGATAAGCAAAAGCAAGTCTAGACTGCGGCCCTGATGCTTTCTCATCCAAATTAATCGCATTATCTAAGATAGTTTGATAAACCCTGCTGGTATTTTCACTAAACTGTTTCTCATTTTTTAACGCTCTTTCCACGGTTCGCTTTAACTGAGCATTTTTAAGAACGTGATCCATCTTGCTTCTGTTCTTTATAATTGTGCCCTCTCTCTGTGTTGACCAAACGCAACAAACTTCTTTCTTCTCTGCAAACCTTCTTAACTTCCTTGCATTGACCCCCGCTAATCCATCCATCTCATCCATTAAATCAAACGCCTTTGTAACGTCTTCAGGCTTTACTTTTGCTCCCGTAGCTTGGAGTTGCAGTTGTGCAATAGAAGGTAGATCTTTTGCTTGTACTGCTCTTGCTGCTTTTGCAAATTTCTCTAGCTGTTTTTGATTCTTGATAACAATCTTCGGTTCTTGGATCTTAACCGCAGCAGTTCTCTTTAGCGTTGCAGCAATCTGAGCTAACGTCCTTTCAGTTCCATCGGTTCTAATTAGTCGTGCGATAGCACTATCTCCTGGGTGAGATCTATCTTTGTACTTATTAACCAACTGATCAAAATATTTAGCCTTCGTTGCCCCTAAGACATCCTTTTTAACATCAGCATCCTGCTTTGCTAACCAATCGCCATACCTTTCTTTCGCTGGAACAGGGCCATCAGCGCTCTGCCTTGTCCTTTCATCAGACGGTCTTTCAATACCATACTCCTTCTTTAATTTTGCCCAATTAGGAACAGCAACAGTTGTTGACCTGCAATTAAAATGCAACGGCGGAAACGGCCCCTCGTCATATTCATATTCTTTGCCATCTTTTGACGCACAGACCAAACTTGTCCGGCTGTCTAGCGTTGCAACAAACATATATTTATCTGTAATTTCTCTATTCGCTTTATAGGTTTTCTGACTCGCAACATTAGAAACCTGAGTAACACTTGTTCTAACAAGCGTCATCACCTGATGATTGGCAAGACCCGTAAGCTGACCACCTGCCTGAGCTAGTTGCTTGACATTGACAGCAGGACTAGCAAACCTCATTCCTCCTTGACTTCCGATTAATTGCCTAACGATCTTGTCGGTAGTTTCACCCGTTAATAACCCATCCTGAACAATCATCCTGAACTTATCCGCTGATGCTTCACTAATTCCCCTTAACGCCCTTCCTAAAGGTTGCCCGTTAGGTAGCGTAATTGTTGCCCCGTCCTTTGCTCCTAGCTGGAAAGTTTCACGGGTCGTAGGTAGAACCTTCTCCTCTAAACGATCACTTAATAAGAAACGATTTAATTCCGTAGGGTCTGATTCAACAACAGCCTGTGCGAAATCACCTCCGATTGAAATCTCCCTAATAATTCCATCCGCGTCTGGTACACGTTGCAAAAGTTGAGCTAAAGCAAATTCAGCTTCTACACCTGCTAAACCCTGCAACTCTTTCTTTAAAAGTTTGGCGGAATCTCCTTCCCATTTGTTTAAGCTTGTCTTTAATGTCCCTAAAACTTTCCTTAGCCTTTTTGCACGATAGGAAGAAGCATAGACTTCTTCATCCATGCCTTTTAATTCCTTCGTTGCATTGATAATGATCCGATTGAAGGAAGTAACTAATTTTTTAGATACGTTGTTGGAGTATCTGTTTAAATCAATAGCATGTTTAAAGACGCTATTCGGGATACTCTCGGCCATTCATTAAGCCTCTTCCTTTTCTTCAGGTGGCAACATATCAACCAAACCCGCCTGCTCTGTTGCTTCTAGTTCTTCCTCAATATTAAAATCATCTCCTAAAACCTCCCCCTCGTTCAACTGTTCCAATAATGTTTCCTTTGATATTGTTCCGGCGGTATATAACTGAAGCAAACTATTAATCTCAGCAGGATCTAAACGAGAAGACAAGAAATCACGATTAATAAAACAACTACCTGGATTTTTATTTAAATATTCTCCATGAAACTCCAAACAATTATCAATTAAATCTTGAACTTGTTGAGCAAGAACCTTCATAGTGCTATCGCCTTGACTTCGATCTATTTCAGCTTTCTTCGCCGACTCGGCAGTTAACTTGGTTCCCAATACAGCCGCTAAACCCAAATCGTTGATTTGCTTTTCAATCTGTTCGATCCTGCCAGATTGTGCATCAAAACTATTACCACTTGGCTCTATATAACTTGCAGTAGCCTCCGCAGGCATACAAATAGCTTCGCCTGGGCCAGCCGCTATTTCTCCATCTGTTTGCGGGTAGCCAAATAACCCCAACATAGGGACAGCCGAGATATGGAGCATGTGGTCATAGTCTGAGCTGATTTGATAATGCTTTAAGTTCAATTCACAAATATCACTCATCGGCGGTCTTGATTCATACAAACCAACGCGGTTAGAGTAAGCAACTGCAAAAGGAATACGGTCTAAACTTGTTGCTCCACTTTCAACAACTTTAAAATCAGAAGACTTCGCATCCTTTTGATAAATTTCATAAGCACCAGGGGTTAGTACTCGAATCTGTTCTACCTCCTTCTCCCCCCACGGGCCATCTGGGATGACAACCTTTTCAGTCAATCTCAACTGAACTAATTCATCACGGCCTTCTTTCTTTTCCGTTCTCCAACCAATAATGTCCTTTGGTGTATAAGTCACCCAGTAAGGTCTTCCGGTTCCGTCTTCTGCTCTAGGTGAGTCAACAAGCACTCCTATATGACCATATCTGATACATTTTTTCGCTATCTCAAAGGTATAAATATTTAGATCATCGCCCATTAAATTAACATCAAACAAATCTTCTCTTATTTCATCGTCAGTATTATTCAAACGAACAGGTTTTCTAACTAAGAATCCCGCCAACATCTTTTCAAGCCTGCTATATAAAGGGCTTAAGCAACTTCGATAAAGTCTTAAATCATATTGCTCATCTGTTTCTCTTGGTTCTTGAGGAAGATATTTACGATGTTTTTGCCTGATGTCATAAGTACCTCCGACCAATGTCTCGACAAGATCCCAATGCGGCTGTTGGTTCAAATAAGCCTGATTTGGATCGTTTACATTAACAACCTTCGCTTCTGCTTTTCTTCTGTTATCTCTATATCCGCTGAAAGTCATGACTGCAAATAAACCTCTTTAATAGATCCTAATACCTGTTCCCCTTCCTGCCTTCGCATATATCATACTGAATTCTCTGAATACGCAATAGCCTAGCGCATCATTTGGATGATCATGGCCCGTTTCCTTGTTAGGAAGCCCCGTCTTCTCGTCCCATGATTGCAATTCCAAAGCTTCGATCAAGGTTCCGCAACGGGCGCTAACCTCCAGCCTTGATTCTCCCTTGCTGTTACACAAAAGAGCTTGTAAAGTCGCGACTCTATCTTTAATTGGTGGGTTGCTGCGCGGCGACATGTTGATAAACCCATATCCTTCGAGGATGCTGATATCTGTGCGGGATGCGTTTGCATTTGTACTTCTTTGCGAGCCTGAAGCATCTGGATAAACCTGTACTTTTCGGTTGGGATAACGCCTCACGATTTCACGCGCAAGAGAATCGGTGTCGTGAGATTTCATTATTTCATCTATTATGACAAGCTTATTTCTATCGCGTACACAAATAACAGCCGAACAGTTACCAATATTGAAATCAATACCGACTTTGAGATACTCACTGCTGTAATCCGGCAAATTATCCTTAACGTGAATCTCCCTAGAGAATCGATCATATACAGCTCCGGTAGTCAAATTCACCCAGTGACCAAGCAAGTAAGCCTTTATCAACTGTTCGGGGTAATTAGATTTCAAAGAATCGATGAAGCCTTCAGGAAGAAAAGGGTTATCCATACTGCGTGCTCTTATCAAAGCAGTGTCTTCTGTCGCCTCCTTTTCAAAAGTATGGTAAGCCCATCCATATCCTTCTGGAGTTGTTGACGCATAAAACTGTTGATTGTTGCCCGATCTCAATCTTGCCAAGGCCATATTCATGGCATTGACAGCTTCGCCCATAGGAATAGTATCCGCCTCATCAAAACCACACGCACAGAGATTCTGCCCCCTCAAGCGTTGATAAGTCAGGATCGTTCTAAGCAATATTTGATGATTCCCTTCTTGAAAATGAAGCGTATATTCAGGCAACGGACTTGCTCTAAAAGTAAAAGGGATTTCCCATTGATCCAATAAATCATTAAGCGTTCTAATAAGAATATCGCGAAGCATTGGCGACGTTGGCTCAAAAAGAGCCGAAACAAAACCAACATTATCGGCGGCAATCATGCAAGCTTTAGCAACTAACCCATGAGTTTTTCCGGCTCCAAATCCGCACACAAGGCCCACTTTTCGTGATTCAGTATTTAGACAGAATTTCTCCTGATGCGGTAAGAGTCCTTCAAGTATTCGCGCCTTTACTTCTTCCGCCGTTGGCAAGCTATTAATCGAAGACTGATAAGCAAAAGCGGTAAGCGGTTCGTTTTCACATATTCCAGCAATTAATGAAGTCAACTTAACTCAAACCTCAATAACCGAGCTTGTAATTCCACAGCACGTAAGGCCGCTTGATGATTACCACGTTTTGCGGCTTGCGCTTCATAATTTTGAAGACGGCTAAGAGCAGATAAGAGCCATTGTGGCCTTTCAATTTCAGAGTCTAATTGAACCAGTATTCTTGCCCGTTTTATATAATTTTCTGCCTGTCTTAAACCAACACTATAATTTTCCGAACAGTATTGAACGACCTGAGTTTTACTGTGGCCATTAATTAATAAATTGTAGACAGAATTAACCCTGCAATCAATTTCTCTGTCTGTTGCTTT